TGTTTGCGTTTAAAATCCTAAACTGATCAGTAACAATTGCTGGCATGATTATTAAACAATCTTTTTTTCTTTATTTATAGACATAATTTCACTATAATCCAGTAACAACTCTAATAGCACCTGTATTTCTTAATCCAGGTTCCGAACTTTCACCACCATAATTCCTTCTTTGTATTGTTGGGAAAGTAGATAATCCAACATCAACAGTCAATCCAGTAACACCAATAGAAATTGGATTAGCAGATCTTTCGCCATTATACAATCTACCCCAAGTTATCTTACCTAGAGAAATTGTTGCACCAATATCAGTTTTATCGTAGAAACCAGTTGATGCTATTCCAACAATACCATTAGTAGTGCTTAGAACATTACATGTAATTTCTGCTTGATTATCATTCAATTGCGAGAACGAATGAACTTTGTAGATATTATCTAAGAAAGTAGAACCAATTGAAACAATCTCATCATCATTATTATCAACAGAAGTAACTCCAGATCCTACAGATATTGCAGTATCTTTAATTAAGATAGGATATCCAACCTGTAATTTATTTGCATTTGATTTAAATGAAGTATAGAAGAATCTAAGTTGCAATCCACCTCCACTATTTTCACCTGTAATTCCAGTAATAATTCCAGTATAACCTTCAACATTCAATAATGAAGTTACTTTCTCAGTATCATATTCTGGTTTCTTAATTATACATTGTGGTGGATTTGTCTTTGAATATCCTAAACCAATATTGGTTATTGTTGCTCCTGTAACTTTTCCATCTGTTATACTTGCAGTTGCCTCTGCAAATGTAGATACTCCCACAACAGCATACTTAGTTTTATCTGTTGTTCCAATACCAACTCCTATTGGAGCAGCAATACTTATAGTATGAGAAGATCCAACATATCCACTACCAGGATTAACTATGGTTAGAGATTCAATATAACCATCATCAGAAACAGTTGCAGAAATTTCTGCTTGTTCTGTAATTGCTGGTTTCATTAATAAAGTATCAACTGCAGTAATAACAACACCATAACGGTCTACAGTGCCTAAAGCAGGGTTAGCATCATCTTCATAGAAGAAAGATTCTGCATCATCAACAAATATTCCACCAGTGGTTCCTGTTCCATCTGTCGTATTAACGTCATAAATGACCTTTGCAGTTGGATAAATTTGAGGTTCCATTGTTTCTCTTGCTTTAGAGATCAAATCACCTTTTACAATTTTATCTACTTTTTGCTTTGTCCAATCTAATGGTTTTGATTGATTTTCATTAATACCTATTCCACGATACATTGTAGTTTCAACAAGATCGGATCCTAGAATATCTTTAATAGTTCTATTCTTTTCTTGATCAACTGTATCTAAGTATGATGGGTGTTTGTGGAGAATAATATCATCACCAATCTTAATTGTTTCATTTACATTAACTAATTCAATATCAACACCATCTTGTCCTTTATAGAAGAATACATCTACTTTATCACTTGCCATTGGTGGTTCAATGAATGTAAATGTAGTTCCACCTTCAAACTGATATGATATATTAGGTGTTTGCATAACACCATTAACGAATATCAATAGAACAGCATTTAAATCTATCTGATCTCCAAGAAGAGAATCTTTATCAATTTCAAAACTTAAGAGTTGACCATTAAAGAATAATGGGAATCTCTTTCTAGTCCCGTTAACCATTGGACCAATATCATCAATAAAATCTAATTCACCAAATTGCCAAGCAGAGAAATAATCATTAAATGTAGTAACAACTTCAAGTTCAAATTCCTGTAAAGGATTTCTTAATCTCTTATCAACAACCAATCCAACTGGTTTAAACTTATCACCAATAGCAAATGAATGACCAGATCTAGCAATAGTAAATTTAGAAATTTCAAACATGCTTCTACCAACTCCAATAGAAGTTGATGCTGCACTAACATCGATATTTAAAAGTAAATTCTCTCCAGTATCTTCTGTTAGACCTACACCCAATCTAGAAATACCAACAATTGGCATATTCTCATAAACTGGATCAGGAACCATAATTTCAGGATTAACATATTTTGCTCCCTGATTCTTGATAGTAAATTCTAAAGCACCACCAGTTCCAGCAGGTGATTTACCAACCTGCAATCTCATAGTATTAATTGTAACTTTACCTACAGGTAATGGGGTATTATATGCTGGATCGGTTATTCTTGGATATGAATGTTCTGTTTGATATTGATCCTGAGCACATCTGAATATAAGTGATGCTGGACTTATTGTTGCGGTTGCATTTGATTTTTGGATACATCCATTTACAGTCTTACTTGGTACAAAAGTATGTGTAAATTGGAAATCAGATGGATTTGGATTAACATTAACTCTAAATGTATCCACATTAGGAACTGCTGCAATCTCTAACCATCTTCCACTTGCATAATCAGTTGATCTTGGGTATGAATGTTCTGTTTGATTGTTATCTTTAGTGCAAGTGAATGTTAATCCATGATCTTCAATTAAAATATTATCACCAACATTAAATCCATGATTTGCTTTAGTAAGAGTTAAGTTTCCAGTATTCTTAACATAAGAAGCAGCAGTTGGTGTTATAGTAGAAGCACCACTAACATTGTGATTGTTACTTACAATAATCAACTCACCAGTATCTGGATTATAAGATGCATCAGTTACTGTTGTAGTTCCATAAGAAACAGTAACACCATCCACAACAGCACTTTCAAATTTATGTTTGTTACTAGCAACTTTTGCCTCAACAATAGCATCAGTTCCTCCACCACCACCAGATCCAACATTAACTGTGATAGTATTACTTGTGGCATTCTCTATACCTAAAAGTAAATTTCCACCAGCTGGATCTGTTGATCTAGGATATGAATGAACACTATCATGGTTATCTCTTGAACAAGTAAATGATAGAGAATTTTCAGATATTATAGCAGTATCCGTTGTTCTTAATAATGCATTTTTAGCTGCATCTTTACCAGTAACAAAAGTATGAACATAGTTTCCACCAGTTGTTACTGCATTTGGATTAGCACCAGAGAAAGTATGTCTAGTTGTATTAGTAGATGGTATTGAACTTAAAACTTTAAGTGTAATACTTGTTTCTGTAACTGATTCAATATTAATCGCTGTATCATGATAAGGATCTGTTGCTCTTGGATATGCTTTTTCAGCACTGTTATTATCAACATCACACATAAATTTGATAGATTCTGCTGCGAGTTTAACACTTGTGCCTGGTGTTAAATTATGAGATCCTATTACCAATTCCATCAATCCAGTTACTGGATCGTAATCTGCATTAGTAGGTGTAAATGCCAATCCAGGAGATGTGCCAACATTAAACTCAAAACTAAATTGAGATACATTTGTAATTTGAACCCATTTTCCGCTTATAGGATCTGATGCTCTTGGATATGTTTTCTCAGAAGTATTTCCGTCCATATCACAAGTGAATGTCATTGAATTATCTTTTATCTTAATCCAATCATTATCATTGAATCCATGACCATTAACAAGAACACCTGTAGTAACACTTACTACACCAGTTCCTGGATCATATGATGCACCTTGTATATCCCACTCTGATGCTCCAGTTAATCCATGATTATCACCAATAGTTAAAATTAAATCACCCGTTGATGATATATAATCAACCTTTTCAGGTTTAAATGATTGAGAATTACCTTGGTAAACAGTTGCAACAACCGCACTATTAGTTGCTGAAACAAACTTATGTTCAAATTCTATATCAGTAACTTCAACATTAATAGGATCTCTATATCCAGATCCTGTAGTTAAATCGTTATACCATTCCCAAACATCACCACCACCTTGATAAATGTGTGGAATAGTAGCAAGTCCTACCTGAACTTCAAAAGATCTTTCAGAAACGATACCAACTACAGGTAAACCAGCTAATCCAGTTAATCCACCTTTACCTGAAGTATGATCTTGGAATATTGAAGTTGTAACTCCAACATAATTAAGAGTTTGAACTGCATTATTAGTTGCAGAGATGAATGTATGTGGATCTGTATTAGTTGGAGTTGTTCCTAACAATACATTAACCTTAAATGTATCTGGTGTTACCGTACCTACAGTTAGATACTGATCATCGGCAGGATCACCTTCTCTTGGATAAGATCCATTACCACCACTACCATAAGTGCAACTGAATAGTAAAGATTCTCTCTTAAACTTAATAGCATCACCATTTTGAAGACCATGATTAGTAATCTTTATTGTTAATTCACCAGTTGATGGTTCATATACTGTTCCACCTACTTCAGGAGTTCCAACATCCTTAGTTGGGCAAGAAAATCTTAATCCTTCTAATCTAACAGTGCTTGGATACTCTAAAGCAAATCCATGAGTATCATTAGTAGTAACAGTTATAATTCCAGTTACTCCATCATAAGCAGCAGTTTGAATACCTAAACCATACCTAGAAGATGTGGCAATACCTACAATACTTGTTATTGAACCAGCAGCAAATAAATTACTATTATCAGTCAATTCTGGTTTTACTTCAGCACCAACAAGAGGAGCATATCCAAGTCCTGGAGTTGATCCCATAGAAACAATCAAACCACCTCTTGGTAGTTGATTCTGATTAATATCATATTCAGATTGCATTGGAGTGCCGTTTTCTGAAGTAATTCCAGTAAATACAACACTAGAAATTCCAGAAACTGTATCTGGGAATATTTCGTAGTTATTTCCAGCATTATTCAAAGTTAATGGTGTCTGAAATACTCCGTTAATAAACAAGATACCATTTCCAATACCAACACCAGTATCAGTGTTAGCACCACCTACAGTCATAGTATATGTTCTTCCTATTCCAGTAAATACATCAGAAATATCATCAAATACCATATTGGTATCATAATTACTTCTTAGGAAAGTTCTTCCAGAATATTCTGCCTTTACATATGGCAAATTAGTTTCATTTCTTCTTTCTCTACTATTTCCTTTAGGTGGATCTAGGAACCATGCTGTGCTATCAACTATATTAAATGATCCTCTATGAACCCTGGCTGCGGTTGTGTCATCGTGTGGAGTTGCTCCTATACCCAAAGATCCTCTTCTAACTTTAACAACTGGTAAAGTGCAAATACCTAATGCAACGTCTGTAGAATCATTGATTGTTCCTTCAGGTAGACTTGAGAATCCAACTTGCTCAACCTTCATATATTCATTTTCAACTTTTAATACATCTCTTGGTTGAACAGAACTAATACCACTAAGAACAAACTGTGAAGTTCCTGCACCAATAGCACCATCAAGTGTATGTTCAATTGAAGTAAATGTAATAGGTTGTTGAACAATACCATCTAAACCAATAACAGTTTTAGATAGTTCCTTTGTCATAGTCAATTTGTGTGCATTACCTTCACCAAGACCAGTGAATGTTATTGCAGCACCAGTTGTAATATATTCTCTTCTACTGTATAATTCAAATCTATTTTGATTTTTAATCTTAACATAAACTTGTTCTGGCATTAGATCAGTTACAATACCAGCATTATTCATTGTGGATCCAATAGAAACTGGAGTTGCACCAATACCTATAAATGTTGATCCTGGTTCATAGTTTAACTCTTCACTTGTATTGAAGAAGTGATTATCTATTATAAATTCACCAGTTTCTGCATCTACATCTGCTGGATTAAACACCTTACTGTAAATTGGAACACCCTCATGTGTTAAATCAAAATTAACTTTATTTGCTCTAGATCCATTTATTCCATCATAAGCAGATAAGAATAATTCTTTTGAAGTTGGACCTATTTCGAGAGGGTAGGGTGTATTTTGAAAATCATTATCTGAATTAAATACAGTATTGAATGATTGAACTTCAATTAATGTTGTTTGAGATGCGTCTGGATAGAAATTAATACTAACTTCATCTCCATTAGTAACTGCATCAAATACTCCTAAACCTACATCTGATTGACCAGTGAACGGATACATAACTGTCACTGCATCCCCCTCGTCCTGCATTACAACTACTTGATGTATTGCGGACTCATTATTCTCATTAGATACCCTTACAATCGATTTAACAGTGCTATCAATACGCTTATCAATCTTAGTTACTAATATTGGTGAAGAAGTTCCAGTATCATAAAGAGATTCTAATCTAACACTTCTTTCTGCACCTTCAGGTTGACCTGGAACCGCATATCTATAGGTTGAAATACCTGCAAGAGTATTACCCAAACCAACAATATTTGCACTTACGTTAATTTCTCTAAGAGTTTCATTTTCACATTCAAGATAAATGACTCCTGATTCATATCTTGCAGTTAGAATACCAACTGAAGAAGCACTGTAATTGGAAGGTAAACTATCAATATAAGATTCAGCATAGTAAACGTTTGTTCCATCAAAATCAACAATTACTTCACCATAATTAATTGTTTTAAAAACATCGTCTTGAAGTAAAACATCAGCATAAAAACCATTAAAATCAGTTTCGGAGAATTGTGCTATAGTTGTTGTTTTTGATGAAGTAACTATAACGTCACCATTAGCATCTAAATCTGTATTAGCAATAGCAACCTTAACATTAGTTCCAGTTATATCAACACTTCCTATTGCTTTGGTTTCAGATATAAGAGCACTAGATTTAAATTCTGTCTTTAAAATCTTAATATCATGATCCCTATCATACCTATCGGTTGGAGTAAAGTTTAAAGTTTTTCTTTGGAAAGAATCTGATAATGCATCAAACTCTCCTAATAACATATTTGAGAAATCTTTTGATTTCTCTACAATAAATGCATCATTTTGAGTAGTTAAAACAACAACTTCATTAAACTGAACATCTTTGGTATCTGGATTTATTATTTGAACAAGATACTTAGTGAACTCACTATTAACTTCTTCAATTTCTGTAAATAGATCTTTAAATCCCGTACTTGAGAATTTTCCGCTAATATCATCATGAATCAAAACTCTATTTGATTTGCACAATGTATAATCTGTTAATTTTAAGTTATCAAAAGTAACAAATTTTGACTTTGTTGGATCATTTTCAGGTCGAGCATCAAAATCTCTTGCCAAATCAAAATTATTAATTGTATCAACTCTCTTATCACCAATAAGATCTATAACGATAACTGGTGTTGATTGAATAGTTGTTCCTATGCCAACATTAATACTAGAGGTTATTCCAACATCCGCAAAATTCTTAAGTCCAGAAGGATGAACTAATCTGTTAACAGGATCAACTAAATTATCCCAAGTAATAGGACTCTTAATAGAATATGATAGATTTTGATAATAATCATTATTTGGTAATACTTGGAAATCTTCATTTAATTTACCAGTATTATCATTCCAACCATAATCTCTACGATTTGAATAATCTACTTTAAATTTAGCAATATTACCAACAATATCTGTTACACTTGCTCCAACATTACTGTTTACACCTCTAATTCTATCACCTATCTGTAGTTCATAATTACCATCAATCTTTATAAAATCTTCTCTACTTTCTACTACAGTTAATCCTTGATCCATGAATTGATCATTAATACTAACCAAAACAGTTTCATTTAATAAAAACTTACCTCTTTCTTGGATAGCTTCAAAAACAGGATAATTATCTTTGTTTACAATAGTTGCATATCCAGATTGGAATGTTTTTGCAACACCAGGATTAGTTGTTAATCCTGCTATGCTATATTTTAGAACAGCTGGATTTGAATTTACAAACTCTTCAACTCTAAAGAATTGGAAATTATAATTTTTAGAGTTATACCCAGTTCCTGTTGTATCAATACCAGCAGCAGATGAAGTTTGAGATCCAATACCTGCCTCACCAAATAATTCAACACCTTCAACAAAAACCTCATCACCAGCAGCAAATGGTGGAATACTAAATCCAGTTATTGGTGTTTCTAAAGTACAAGTAACAATACCAGCTGAACTACCTGCCATTGAATTGATACCAACTCCATTTGAATTGTTTATTGCAACAACTTTATGATTTACTGAATTTAAACCTTGAATTGGAGCAATAATCTCAACAGTTGAAATAGATTGATTTGGTGTATTAGCAATTACAGAAGTTTCGTCAACAATATTATTAGATTGTGGGTCAAATATGACAATATCTGGGGAAGATAGGTATTCTTTTCCACCATCAATTACATCAATACCAACAATAGAATCTACATTATCAATTCTAATAACAGGTGATACAAATGCTTCTGGACTTAATGTCTTATCTGAAGGATATTCATATCCAATATCAACTATCCTAACTTCACCAATCCTACCTATTGAAGTTGATAGTGCTACGATATTTGCATTTTTTCCATTTAAACTAACAACACTAGTAAATTTAGGAATTCTCTTATAATCAAAACCTCTTGAAATTACTTTAAGATCTTTAATTGCACCAAAAACTGTTTTTGATTCTGTAGAATATTCAATTACTTCACATTGATCCTCTTCATATGACATCAATTCTGGTATTGAAGATGGTGAAATTTTGAAAGATTCATCAGTTCTATCAAAGATTCTGAAAGATCCATCATAAACACTATCTACAAATTTAATTTCAGAATAATTATCAATTGAAGAATCTGCTGTGCTAATATAACCACCTTTGTCTATAGCATAATATATTGAATTTGGTGCAGATTTTGAATATGAAAGTGAAATAACACTTGTTGTTCCAACGCCAACAGGTCCTACTTGCGATCTATTAAATATATTGTCATCTTGAGCACTAATGAATTGATTTTCAAACTTCTGATCATAGAAGAACTTTAAGTCATACCCTTGCAAACTACTATCAGAAACTTGGAAAGATATCTTAGAATTTTTAGCAACTTTAATTTGAGGATTAACTAATCCAACAGCATGATTTCCAACACCAGCCGCAGTAATATTAACTAATAATGGTGGTTCAGATTGAACATCCTTAAGGGTTTTACCAAGACTAAACTTAGATGAACTTAATTTATAAACATAATAACATTGTTCACTCAAACCAGTTGCAGGTGTAAATGATGGGAATATTGCACTATAAAGAACCTTATCACCAGTTTTATATCCATGATTAAGTATTGTTATTGAAGAATCTGCGGTATCAATAGCACTAGATTCAAATCCAGTATTATTAAGGATTAACTTTTGGAAAGTTTCATTAAATTCAACACTTAATGGAGATGTGCTACCAAAACCAACAACAGTATTTGGTATTAAGTTAATATTAATTACATCACCATTACTTAATCCATGTGTTGTAGTATTTGCAGCAGCAACTTTTGTAAGAACTGTAGAAGTTATTTTATCAATATCACCAGTAACTTGATCATAATTTGTTTCTAACGCATACTCAAAATCATCAGAACCATTTCCGTGGAAAAATAAACCCTCACTTGTGCTTCCTATGGATGTTCTTTCAGTTAATAAACCAACATAATTCTGTCCTTTATTAATAGCATAAACAGTGTAAGTATCAGTAGTTACATTTGGTATATTGAATAGATTAGTTGGTTGATCACTATCACCAACAACCATAGAAGCAGCAGTTCCTTTCTTCGTGAAAGTTAATTCATCTCCAGTTTTAAATGGATGATCTGGGATATAAATTGTTCTAGTTGGAATTGGTGTTTCTATAGTTGTTTCACCTACAACATAATCAACACTTATACCACCACCTGCTGTTGTTCCAACACCAACAGATTGCCTACCATTAAAGTAAACAAGTTCATTTCTTTTAGAATTAAATTGCTCAGTTTTAACAGAGAATTTTAATTCATTGTTTAATACATCTAACTTAGATCCATA